GTTTTTTTTTTGATCTCCCACTATCTTCAGGCATAGTACATAAAATCGCTCTCTTTATCTGCCCATTGTTGCCAAGTCATCGTACCGTGCGGGGGCCTATGTGCATCTCGATCAAAGTGGTTCCTACGAAGCAACGTTTTTCTGGACGGAAATACTCCTCTTATCTGTCTAATGCCAACCTTATAATAATACTTCCGATCCTCATCTACCCACTCTTGCAAACGATCCCGCAGCTCCCCTTCATTCTTAAACAACAACAAGGACTTATTATACGTAAGCTTATACATATACAGCAGTGTGTCATACGTTATCGGTTCCACTCCTAACGAATCATAAGCCAATCCAATTAACCGAGCCATATTTTTACAAAAGAGATCTTTATTATCCTTAGGTACTGCCATCCTCCATTTATACTGAATGAATGGTCGCCAGGGCACTATCTTAGCCACTTCGGGGTCAGTCAGGTGTATATTAAAATTTTCAGCTAGTATCCAGGACCTTTTCAAATAACTAGGTCCCTGATACACTACTTCCATCACTTGACTGTTCTGAACTCGCAAATATGTGACCAGTGAATAATACTTATTTCGAGTCTTGAATACCATATGATACACTTGCGACACATACTCACAAAACCTATCAATTCCTATTGAAGCATCCAAATTTCTAGGATACGCATACACAAAATCATCTCCTGTAATAAGCATTACCAACCTCCTAGCAGTCAGTGCTCCCCATATTTGTTTCCTGTCACTAGGACTAGACACTCTCATCTTATAGAACACAAACGTCAAAAACATCATCACCCCTACAATCCAGGAGTCTCCATGCGATGTTTCCAAACTCCCTGAAGGCATAACACCTAGAAGAAACACAAAGTCCTTCAACCATCGAACACATTTACCAGCGAGTTGTTCAGCACACCCTTCTAGCAAGTATTGGTACATTCGGTACATATGAGTGTCTTCCTTTATAATCCATAATGACCCCATCATCATATATAACATCAACATCATGGAATTTATACTCAAATCTAATGACTCTACATCTCCATCAGAAATCATCATAGTGCCATCCTTGGACTTCAAATAGGTCTTATTAATTGTCTGAGCATCATTATACCCTAATTCTATTTCATCATATGAGTCCATTTCATCCCCAAACAATTGAAGATATTTCAAATACGCTCCACCTTCTGTCCATTTAGCCCCTATATCTATATGTACCGTACTATTCCTAGCATGCTTCGCACTTAACGTTCCATCTAGTCGAATTTCATAACTATCCGGAGCATATGTTCTCTCTTGGTGACGAGTTTTAAACAACACGTGTAGCCCTGAATCTCCACTCATAAAGAACAACCTCACTTTCTTATAAATTTTCTCTACCATATCATCACTTATGTCTCCTAAATCTATCCCAGACAACCGCTGCTGTTTAACGGACAAGGATATTATATGTCGGATCAAGTCTTTCTCTATTGGCACCTCATGACGAGTGGCCTCAAAAATCTTTATCAATTGGATAATTACTTCGCCTAGGATTATATGTTG